CCCCGGCCCGAAGTCCCCCGCCCAGCCGAAGATGCCCAAGGCCGTGGACTAGCGGATGGGGCGGATCCGGCTCCCGCACAATTTCACGCCGCGCCCGTACCAGCAGCAGTACTTCGACTGGTATGACCACGGGGGCCGGAACGGCGTCTGGGTGTGGCATCGCCGCGCCGGAAAAGACCTGACCGGGCTGCACCAGACCGCCAAGATGGCGATCCAGCAACTCGGGATGTACTGGCACTGCCTGCCGACCTACAGCCAGGGGCGCAAGGCGGTGTGGAACAACTTCATCAACGGCGGCGAGCGGCTGATGCGGGCGGTCTTCCCCAGGGAGATCGTCCGCTACCCGCGCGACTTCAAGCCGCAGGCCGAGATGATCGTCGAGTTGGTGAACGGCTCGATGGTCCAGATCATCGGCAGCGACGCCATCGACAACATCGTCGGCACGAACCCGCGCCACGTCACGTTCAGCGAGTACGCGCTCTGCCGCCCGAACTCCTACGACCTCGTTCGTCCGATCCTGAGAGCGAACGGCGGGACAGCGAGCTTCATCTCCACGGTGAGAGGGAAAAATCACCTGTGGAAGCAGTACGAGATCGCGAAGAAGACGAAGGGCTGGACCGCCGCCGTGCAGACGGTGCGCGACACGAAGCTGATGTACCCCTCCGCCGACGACGAAGAGACGATGATCTCGGCGGAGGACATGATGCTGGAGGAGCTGGCGGCCGGGATGCCGCCCGAACTCGTCCGCCAGGAGTACCTGTGTGACTGGGACGCGGCCCTGGTGGGCTCCGTCTACGGCGATCTGCTCGAGGCGCTGATCAAGGCAGAGCGCGCGAACGTCGAGTTCGGGCACGACGGGGACCAGAGCTTCACGTTCTGGGACCTGGGGATGAACGACAGCACGTCGATCTGGGTTGTGACCATCGAGGGCGAGCGGGTCAAGCTTATCGATCACATCGACAACCACGGCAAGCCGCTCTCGTACTACTGCGACGAGATCGACAAGCGGGCCCAGGAGCACGGCCTCACCTTCCGGCGGCACTTCATCCCCCACGACTCGGCCCAGGTGTCCCTCGCCGCTCGCACCAGCATCGAGGCCCAGCTCCGTGAGCGGTTCGGGAGCGGAACGATCGACGTGGTGCCGCGCTACCCGGTCCTCGACGGCGTGCAGGCCCTGCGCTGGCTGCTCCAGAAGGACGTCTGGATCCACAAGCGCTGCGGGATCGGCATCGAGGCGCTGAAGCAGTACCACTACGAGTACGACGAGAAGCGCCGGACCTTCACGAACCGTCCCGAGCACGACTGGTCGTCGCACTGCGCGGACGCGGCACGGTACATGGCGATCGCCATCCGCTACGTGATGCGTCTGGCGAACGTGGAGCGCCCGAAGAGGCCCGCCCCGGTCGAGCAGGTGATTCAGGACATGGGGATGAAGGTCACGATGAACGATCTTTGGGAACAGCATCGGCGCGACATGCTCGCGCGTAACCATCGGAGAGTCGGATGAGCGATCTGCAGGAGATCAAGTCGAAGGGCCAGTTCAAGGACTCCCCCGAGGGCCTCGCGGAGCGCTGGGGCATCGAGGTCAACTCCGCCAAGGAGGCCGTGAAGGAGTTCCACAAGGCTTCGAAGACGATCCTGAAGCAGTTCCTCGACATCCGCGAGTCCGACAACAGCACCGAGTCGCGGGTGAACCTGTTCACGGCCAACACGATCACCACGAAGGCGCTCCTGTACGGCAAGACGCCCTCCGTGGATGTGGACCGGCGCTTCGGGGACTCCAAGGACACGACGGCGCGCTGCGCGGCGACGATCCTCCAGCGGCTCCTCAACACCGACATCGAGCGGGATGACGATGGCTATGCCCGCGCGCTCAAGAACGCCCTCGGGGACCGGCTGACGGTCGGCCTCGGGGTCATCCGGCAGCGCTATGTGATGACGGAGGGCGAGCCGAAGAAGGTCCCGGCGAAGTACAAGACCCAGACCATCACCGATCCCGACACCAACGAGGAGGTGGAGGAGAACGTCCGCGACGACGAGGGGAATGAGATCGAGCTGGCCCCTGGGTACGAGGAGGCGACCAAGCAGCACGAGGACGTGGAGACGATCTACGTCCACTGGGAGGACTTCCTCTGGTCGGTGTCCCGGACCTGGGAGGAGAACCGCTGGATCGCCTTCAGGAACGCGATGACACGCGACGCCCTGCGGAAGCGCTTCAAGAACCTGTCGAAGAAGGACTTGAAGGAGATCCCGCTCAACTCCAAGCTGTTCAAGGAGAAGGGCGAGCTGGCCCAGCGCGACCCGTGGGCCCGCGCCGACGTGTGGGAGATCTGGTCGAAGGAGGACCGGAAGGTCTACTGGTACGTCGAGGGCCACGACAAGATCCTCGACGTGCAGGACGACCCCTACGAGCTGGAGGCGTTCTGGCCCTGCCCGATGCCTCTCTACGCTAACCTCACCACCGGCTCGCTGATGCCGCGCGCGGACTACATCTTCGCGCAGGATCTCTACAACGACATCAACGTGATCTCGTCGAAGATCCGGCTTCTCGAGGGCGCGATCAGGGTTGTGGGCGTCTACGATGCCAACTGCGCCGACATCGCTCGGATCCTGAACGAGACGAGCGGCAACGAGATGATCCCGTCCGCGAACTGGGCGGACCTCGCGGAGAAGGGCGGCCTCAAGGGGAAGGTGGACTGGTTCCCGATCGACATGGTGGTCGCCGCGCTCGACAAGCTCGTCCAGCAGCGCGACCAGAAGATCGCTCTGCTCTATCAGGTCACGGGCATGAGCGACATCCTGCGCGGGCAGGCCCAGGCGCAGGCCACGGCGACCGAGCAGGCGATCAAGGCAAAGTTCGCCTCCGTCCGCGTGCAGGACTTCCAGGAGGAGTTCGCGACCTTCGCCTCGGCGGGGCAGCGGATCAAGGCGGAACTCGTCTCCAAGCTGTACGACGATGAGACGATCCTCCAGCGGTCGAACGCGCAGTACACCGAGGACGCGCAGAACATCCCGGCGGCGCTCCAGTTGATCCGTGACGAGTTTGCCACCTACCGCATCAAGGTGAAGCCCGAGTCGGTCAGCCTCACCGACTACGCTGCGCTCAAGCAGGAGCGCACCGAGATGATGACGGCCCTCTCCCAGATGCTCGGGACCGTCCTCCAGATCGGTCAGGCGGCCCCTGCCATGACCCCGTTCCTGCTCCAGATGATCAAGTGGATGTTCACCGGCTTCCGGGGAGCCTCCACCATCGAGCCCGTGCTCGATCAGGCTGTGCAGGCGGCGGAGCAGATGGCCCAGCAGGCGATGCAGAAGGCCGCGCAGCCGCCCCCGCCCGACCCGAAGCTCCAGGCCGCCCAGGTGAAGGCGGACGCCGAGGTGCAGAGGTCGAAGCTCGACGTCCAGGGCGCGATCATGGAGCACATGGCGAAGATGAAGGAGCTCCTGATGGAGATGGAGAAGTCCAGGCAGGAGCACGAGCAGGGAAAGATCGAGCACATGCAGACGATGCAGCGCGAGGAGGCCGCGATGCGCCGGGACGCCCTCCAGCCTCAGATCGTGCCGGGAGCCGGAAAGTGAGTCGATCAAGGTTCGTGTATCGCCCTGGGCACCCCAAGGCGAGCGAGAACGGGTTCGTGAATGTGGAAGACCTGGGGAGCTTCGGCGACGGGGAGCGCGCCGCTGACGCTCCGATCATGGCGGGCCGATTCTACGAGAACATGGCTGCCACCGATGGGACGGACATCGGGTCGCGCAGCAAGCACCGTGAGTACATGCGGGTGAACGGCCTGACCACGATGGACGACTACAAGATCCAGTGGTCGAAGCAGGCGGCAGAGCGGGAGGCCGCGATGACTCCCGGCTCTGGGCATGACGCGAAACAGCGGCGCGAGGACGTGGCCCGCGCCCTTCACGACGTGATGAACAGGAGACACAAGTGATCGATACCGAAGAGGACGTGGCCGAGGGCGTGGCGGAGACGGACGACATCTCTGCCGATCTCGCGGCGGCTTTCGAGGAGGCCGAGGCGCCCGAGGAAGGGGCCGAAGAGGGCGAGGAGGGCGCCGAAGAGGTCGAGGGGGCCGAAGAGGGCG